GCAACGTACCTGATTAATCTTTCTATAACGAAGAGATTTACGATTTCCAAGCAGAAAAAGGGCGAAGATGGAAAAGATGGTGAACCTGGTAGAACATACATGGTTGAGCCATCATGTAACGTCTTGAAACGTGGCTCTGACAAGACAATTAGTCCAAACTTTATAACATTTAAAGCGTATTATCGTGACGGAAAGTCAGCTACTAGAGTGCCTTATAAAGGCAGATTCGTTGTTGAAGAGACTGCTGACGGAAACACTTGGAATACCATTTATACTAGTTCAACCGATGAGGATACCGTGACACACTATTTGTATTCTATTTTGACAAATGGATCTGGTCAGACAGTAGCAAGTTCTAATGGTTCAACTGTCGGTATTCCGAGAGATGTGACAAATGTTAGATGTAAATTATATGCGTCCGGTGGAACTACAACATTGATGGATATGCAGAGTGTTGCGGTAGTAATTGATGTGGACAATCTGACACAATCGCAAATCGTAGAAACACTATCAAATGATGGTGCATGGAAAGGCCTGTACTACAAGAATGGTCAACTGTATATCAGCTTCAGTGCAGCGCTTGGCGGTGAATTGACATTGGGCGGTGTAAATAATGGCAATGGAAAATTAGTTATTAGAGATTCAGCCGGTAATCAAGTTGGATATATTGACAACACAGGAGTGAATTTTACAAAAGGAACGTTTTCCGGCAGTTTGAATTCAGCAAAAGGAACTTTTACTGGTGAATTAAGTGCTAACACTGGAAATATTGCCGGGTGGGTTCTAGATAGTGAGACAGGACAATTAAAGTCTCCTAACGGCATTATAATACTGGACGCAGAAAATGAAGAAATAAGCATTAATGGGGTCACCTTGAGTGCTTATGGAAATGGTCTTGTTGCCGATGGGGGCTTTAACATAATTTGCGGAACAGAACCTTTTTCCGATGGAACGGATAAATTTCAGATTTTCAATTTAGACACAATTTCATCTGGAAATTATTTAAGGATTTACAACAATCTAGTATACATGAGTTCATCTTCCTCCAAACGCTACAAAATCCTCGGAGATTCGTTGCCAGAAGAATTTATTGAGAATCTGTACAACATCGAACCGATAATGGCACGGTATAAAGAAGGCTACCTTGCAAAAGGAGATGAACGCGCAGACGCAGAATTTCCAATGTTCATAGCAGAAGATGTGGATATGTATTTTCCTCTGGCAGTTGACCACATAGACGGCAAAACTGAGAACTGGAACGAACGTATCATGATACCTGCTATGTTTGCAATGATAAAAAGCCAGAAAGAACAGCTTGACCGACAGGAGAAACTAATTAATCAGCTCTATGAAAAGTTCAATATAGAAAAGGAGAATTAATATGGCAAAATTTAATGAATATCCCGTAAAAACAACACCAAAAGATGCAGATAAATTTATGCTTTACAGTGCAGAGGATGCGGCAAACAAGCTGATTGATTATGATAAGCTTGCTGATGCGGTACTCAACAAATTGACATCAAAGACCTTTGGCCTCGATGCTGGAACGATGACTTTACCGGCTGCGCTTAACCAATTAAATAGTAACCCAAATTTAATGAATCTAGATAATAACATAGAAAACTTTATTAACGCATCTCAAAAGCCACGTGCTTACTTTGTATGGGGAACTATCGGAGGACTCTTTGGCGGTTGGGCTTGGGGAATATTAATGTGTTCTGGTAGTATTAGAGTTGCCAATTTTATAGGAATAAATAACGCTTCAAATTCAATAGCCGCAGCAACTTATAAGAAAAAACTTGGACTAAAATATCTATTATCGGATAATAAAATTAAATATAGAATGAATTATGAAATGGAGGTACATAAATGTCAGTAAAGCAAGTACAAGCTATTGTAAATGGACAAGCTTACACCCTTACTTTTAACAGTAATACGGGCAAATATGAAGCTACAGTAACAGCTCCAAATAAGTCCAGTTACAGCCAGAGCGGACATTATTACGGAATAACAATCAAGGCAACGGACGATGCTGGAAACGTGACCACCAAAGATGCAACAGATTCCGCAATCGGTAGTTCCCTGCGATTAACCGTTAAAGAAAAGGTCGCTCCGGTAATTACAGTCACAAATCCAACAGCATCTGCAACACTTGTCAACAACAAGCCAACTATCACATGGACTGTTACAGATGATGATTCTGGTGTTAATCCGTCTACTATCGGTATCACAATCGATTCCGGAAGCAAGATTACTGACGGCATTACAAAGACCGCCGTAACCGGTGGTTACAATTGTTCGTACATACCGGCAACAGCTCTTACCGATGGTTCTCATACCATTAGGTTTGATGCATCCGATTACGATGGCAACGCAGCTACGCAGAAATCTGTAACATTCAAGATCGATACCGTACCGCCGACGTTGAGCGTAGCCTCTCCGTCTGATGGATACGTTACCAACAAGAGCACAATTACTGTAGCAGGTACAACCAATGATGCAACGTCATCTCCTGTTACAGTAATGATCAACGGTACACCTGTAACGGTTGGTAGCAACGGAGCATTCAGCACTACGGTCACATTGTCCGCAGGCTCAAATACAATTACTATCGTTGCAAAAGACAGTGCCGGTAAGACAACAACCATTACTAGAACTGTCAAGTATGATCCGAACCCACCAAAGATTACAGCCGCAAGCGTAACGCCTAATCCGGTCGATGCAGGCAAAACTTATGTGATCTCTGTCACAGTAACTGATGAATGATGATTACGAGGGTTTACGGCTCGTGTAATGAGTTCGCTATTGAGTTCCAGAGACGAGAGGGATCGGATCTCGAAATCTGGGACGCAATAGTCCCTGCCAATAGAGATGGACAGTATGTCATAGAAATCTATGCAGAAAGTAGTAGTGGCTTGACAGCTTATACCGCCACTGTACTGTTTCTGATATCAGGGCACGAGATTGCTGGAAAGCTCGTTCCGAGAGGATATACGGCAGAATCAGAGAACATCGAGTACAGCTCATTGCTGAATCTGAGCCAGCTGACGGCAGAGCTTGTAAAGCAATGTTTCAGCGGACATAAAACATGCTGAAAGGAGAGAGGACATGGCAATTAGATACGTAGATAGCAATACAATAATGGATTTGGGAGAAAAAATCCGATTTAAAAGTAAAGTAGAGCCGGTATGCGGTGTAGACATCCCTTTTTCCATCATTTCAGCGGATTACGAATTGATTTTCGTTGATACAGATGCTGGAACAGAGACTGTAGAGGATCAAGGAAACTGCAATATCAACGAGCATACACTAGATGCATTAATTGAGCCACAAAAAACAGGAATCTATTGTCTGAGATTCATTTATAAAATTGCGGACGAAACGTGGGTGGATAATTACAAAATCAAAGTGAAAGGGTGATATGTATGGCAGATGCAAATATCTATATTGCTGGTGCAAGCATAAGCCCTAGTATAGTGCAGACAGGAGCAAGAATTTTAATTGTTGTTGATGTTCGGAATGTCCAGTATGTATTGGATTCAGGCAATGGCTCAGCACTTGCTACTTCAGATGGCTCGATGCTGAGAGTGAAAGAATAGAAAGAGGTAAAATATTATGGCAGAATCATTAAAAACAATATTAATGTCGGCACTGACTTCGAAAGCAACACCGGCAGAAAGTGACACATTGATAGTTGGAGAAGGGAATGTATTAAAAAAAATATCGTTCTCACAGCTGTTCACTTATTTAAAAGATAAATTGGGAATCAATACGCTAAACACGAATTTAGGAAAAACTGCTCGTTTTTATGCTGTAAGTAATTTTTATGTACCTGGAAGCTCTGGCGATTATTCCGGGCTTGCAATCGGGGGGAATGCATGGAGTAACATTACTGGAATACAGTATGTGAGTGCAACTGATTACAAACATTACTATACATTCCCAAAAGGCACATATTTAGTAAATATTAACCTTTTTGCAAATCTTGAAGCATCAACTTCGAACGTTCTGGGCGTGGCATTGAATATCGAAGTAGATGGTAAAATAATAGCGAATCCATGGTTTAGAATGATTGATTCATACCAGAGCATTTCTTATCCTGTTATCATCAATGGAAGTAAGCTAAAAGTCACCATATACTCAGGAAAGACAATTGAAATTGTAAATAATGTCAATCTTTCATATATTGATTTTATGAGATTGAATTAATCAACATACAATACTCCAATAGTCACAGTTCTGTTGGTGCATGAGTCACCATTGAAATCAGTATATAGAGTGTACTTTAGTTGAATTACTGTACAGCACTGGCTGTTACGTGTCCGAACTTGCAATAGTCACCACAGATACGTGGTGTGAAAGGAGAAAATATGGAAATTAAAGGCATTGACGTATCCGCTCACCAAGGAAAGATTAATTGGGATACTGTAGCAAACTACGGCATAGACTTTGCAATCTTGCGTATTACAGAAGTTGGAAACGTGATTGATTCTCAGTTCGAGAATAACTTTTCTGGTTGCAACAAACACAAAATTCCAGTAGGAGTATACAAGTATTCCTATGCTTCGACAGTATCCGAAGCCCGGAGTGAAGCCAGAAAGGTTGTTTCCGTACTGAACGGAAGAAAGATTCAGTTTCCAGTATTCCTCGACTTAGAGAATCATAGACAGAGAGTACTTGGAGCTGAAAGTATTCATAATCTGGCAGAAGCATTCAGAGAGATTATTGTTGCTGCTGGTTATAAATTTGCAATCTATTGCAATCTTGACTGGTACATGAATGTGATTTGCAGTCACCTCAAAAAGCATGATTTCTGGATTGCCAGATATCCGGCAAATGATAACGGGACAGTAGTTGAGAGATTACGTCCAAGTTGGGGTGTTGGCTGGCAGTACAGCTCAAAAGCAACGATTCCAGGAATTAATACCAAAGTTGATAGAAATATATTTTATAAAGATTATACAGAAGCAAAGGAGAGTGGAACAATGGCAAAGACAAAAGAACAGATTATCCAGAATGTGAAAAACGATGCAGTAAGCTTTGCGGTAAATATTGCCAATGATAACAGTCATGGATACAGTCAGAGAATTAGGAGTTTATACGAAATTAACATTCCGAAATCTTTTGACTGTAGCTCATTGGCACTTACTGCTTATTACTATGCGTTCCTCAAAAATGGGCTTACCAAACAGGCGCGTTATCTCAAAGAGAATTGCTCTTATACTGGCAATATGCTCAAGATGCTGAATGCCGGATTTGAGGTTGTCGCTAGGAATCAGACCGCACACAAACAGATGATAAAAGGCGACCTGGAACTGGCGGACAATAATCCGAATGGATCCAATAGTCATGTAGCAATGGCGATTGGTAAGAACGACATTGTTCATGCCAGAAGTTCGGAGGGCACAAAAGATACGAAAGATAATTCTGGAAATGAGATCCGTACACAGCCCTGGTACCTGTACAGTCACGGATGGACGCATCGTCTTAGATTTACTGGAAAAGGAATTGATTTTAGTGGACTTACCAATACTACTGGAAGTAAGCCTACCGCAAAACCATCAACTAGCACAAAACCATCAACGACCACATCGAAAGGAGCCGGTTATATGTTTGAGCCAAAATTAGTAAAACTTGGAAGCGAAGGAACTTCTGTCCTGTTACTGCAGGAGATTTTAATTGCCAGAGGATTCAAAGGAAAGAATGGAAAAGCCCTGAGCTTATCCAGAAAGGCAGATGCAAATACCATTTACGCATTAAAACAGTATCAGAAATCCAGAAATGGAGTACTGGTGGTAGATGGAGAGTGTGGCGAGAACACCTGGAAAGATTTGATTGCAATCTAAAAAGCATAAAACTTAAGCCCCTTGGAGGTTACTCCTTGGGGCTGTTTTTTACATATTGTATCAAATTCGTGTTGCATTTCGTGTTGCATAGTTCTTCTTTTTTATGCCAAAACTGGCAAAATAACATATTTTATGAGCTAATTTGAAATTGCCGAAACCATTGAAAACACTACGTTCTTTGCGAGAACCAGTGAATACAAGATTTTCATAAAAATGCGGATGACAGGACTTGAACCTGCAAGAAAAATCCTAATATACGCTATTTTTCAGCACTTTCTTTTTTTGTGTTGCATTCCGTGTTGCATAGCTTGGAAAAATAATCATTCCCAATTTCATTCATCTCTTTTTCTCGATCAACCAGAACGTGCCGATATACATTTTTTAATGTGGTATCATCCTCCCAACCGCCGCGCTGCATAATATATACATCTGGAATTCCAAGAGTATGCAACTCAGATGCGCAATAATGACGCAAATCATGGAATCGAAAATGATGAATCTGATTGTCATCTAACAGATCTGAAAATCTGTCGGATATTTGCGATGGGTTCAAATTTGTTATTTTCCCATGTATTCCTTTTAATTTATCTGCAACAAAATCTGGATATGAAATGAATCTGTCACCAGCAAAAGATTTTGGTCTTTTGATAACCCAACCATGAGAATCATTCATAACCATAGCATATTCGACATGTACTATGTTCTGCTTGATATGATCAGAATTAAGCGCACAGATTTCTGACCGCCTCATCGGACCGAACGCTGCCAGAAGAACAGGTATCTCTAATTCACTACCTACAGTACATTCAATTACCTTTTTGACTTCGGCAGATGTAGGTACATAGATTTTCGGTCTTACCTTTTTAGGTAAGGAAGTTCTTAAGATGAAATCCGAACGATAAGTCTTCAAGACAGTAGAAAGAAAGCCATGCATATTGTACACAGTTTTTGGCGAATGAGTAAGTGCTTCACGATTCATTTCAGCTTGAACATCCTCTTGAGTGATTTCCATTATATTTAATGACATAAGTTTAGCCATGTCTCTTTTGACAGATCGCTTATATTCTCTAATAGTTCCAGGGGATAAAACACCTGTTCTGCTTTCTATGTATTTATTACATGCCTCTTTTAATGTCATATCTTCTGGTGGAACATATCGCGCAGTCAATACTTCACTTTCTTTTTTTGCTGCCCATTCGGCAGCCATTTGCTCACAGATTCGCTTCCCTTTTTTGCTAGGATCTGAACATGTAAAAGATTTATAAACCCTTTTCTTTTTGATAGTCCCGTCTGATAACGGGATTTCTTCGATGTGGCTGAATACCTGACATCTCCATGAGCCAGATGGCAGTTTTTTTGCAGTTGCCATTTCTTTTCCTCCTTATTAACCGAACAAACTTTCTGACTTGTCCGAACACACCGAAGATGATACAATATGACTTGTCAGGCGATACGTTTCACTTCAGTATGCTTTGCGGAACGTAAAAATATTTTTCTTTTTTTTTAAAAACCGGTCCTCGTTGGTAGCGAGAGCCGGTCTTTTTTAGCATTTATTCTATTTCATCAATATCAAGAGAATATCCAAGCACTTCTCCGACATCCGTACATTTTCCTTTCAATGTAACAGTGTCACCTTTTGACATAGATGCTATTTTAGCTTTCTGGTCGTCGTTTTTGATGTAACACTGAACTCCAATAATCTCAAAATCTCCATCAGCCATGAGATCAATATATTTTCCGGCTGCATCAATGTTTGTGAGCTTTCCGGTAATCTCAAGGTATTTACCTTTATATTTGTCAGACGCTCCCATAGCGTTATTATTAAGGGCATCCATCATGTCATTTACAGATACAGATGTATATTCGATTGACTCAGATTCCTGTTTCTGACTGTCTGAAGCAGTTGCTTCTGTTTGTTTTGTCGTACTATCAGCGGATTTATCTTCGCCTGTGACAGCACCGATAACCACTCCTATGATAAGTA